CTTCTACCCAATCTGGGAAGCTGCAACCATCGACGAGTGGTTGTATAACGGAGGAACATATCAACTTGTTGTGTTCCACTTTCTCATCGGGATCGCCGCCTACATGGGACGCCAATGGGAACTTAGTTATCGACTAGGGATGAGACCATGGATAGCAGTAGCATATTCAGCACCAGTATCAGCAGCATTCGCTGTATTCTTGGTGTACCCCTTCGGACAAGGGAGCTTTAGCGATGGTATGCCTCTTGGTATTTCCGGCACTTTCAATTTTATGTTCGTCTTTCAAGCCGAGCACAATATCCTCATGCATCCATTCCATATGTTGGGTGTTATTGGGATGTTCGGGGGAGCTTTATTCGCTGCTATGCACGGAAGTCTCGTTACTTCCTCACTCGTTAGGGAAACTACTGAAAACGAGTCACAAAACTATGGATATAAATTCGGCCAAGAGGAAGAGACGTATAATATTGTCGCGGCTCATGGCTACTTTGGCAGACTTATCTTCCAATACGCCAGCTTTAATAATAGTAGGAGTCTCCATTTTTTCCTTGCTGTTTTCCCAGTCGTTTGCGTATGGTTCACCTCTATGGGAGTCAGCACTATGGCTTTTAATCTCAACGGGTTTAACTTCAATCAGTCAGTCGTTGATGCCAATGGTCGGATCGTTCCTACCTGGGCAGACGTCTTGAACCGAGCGAACCTTGGGATGGAAGTTATGCACGAAAGAAATGCACACAATTTCCCACTCGATTTAGCTTAAGGCGGCTCGTATGTCGATACAGTAGAAGCCAACTCATACCACGTCCGTTCATTCCTTAACGGGAACGCATGAAACCACATCATGGAACGGGGGTGTGGTACTGGAGTATTACAATGACTGTAAAACTAAGGTATCGTGGTGTTGAGTACACAAAAAATTCTTAATTAACTTAACATGAAAAAACTTGCACTTGCTCTAGCGGCATCTCTCGCTTCCGCACCTGCAATGGCTGGCGTCTATATTAATGCCGAGTCAAACGCATCTTATACAGGTAATGATTTTACTTCCCGTACTACCGATCTTCACATTGGGTACGAAGGAAATGTAGGTGATCTAGGATATTATATCCAAGGTGGTCCTGCATTCGTAGCACCTGATGGTACAGATGGTGATACAGATTTCTCAGGCAAAGGTGGAGTATCCATCGCAGCTACTGAGAAGTTAGGTATTTATGGAGAAGTATCATTTAAAACTGATGATGACGTTGATACATCTTATGGCACTAAAATAGGTGCTAAATATAAATTCTAAATTCTAATTATGTCACATCAAACAGCAGGTATGACGGCTTACGTCACTACGTTATCACCTGAACCAGAAGCTCATCATAATAAACCTGAAGAGCATCCTGATACACTACCTAGTGACGTACAACCACCTGGTGTTGATGAGAAACCATATGAATCCCTTGAGGAAGCCCTCTTGGGTGAATAAAATTAATGAACTATGGATAGGGGTCTTCTTACTCCTATCCTTTTTCGTAATGGTAGAAACACTACATGTAAACTACCATAGGTCAGAGGCACCTCAGTGTCGGACCTCTGACTAATTGGCCGATGCCCTGTACGCAGGATACCATTAGCCGTCTAGACGGTGGGGATAGACCCGCAAACAACTCGAGTAAATTCAGCTGACAAACTATATATTTTAAATTAATCCAGATAAATGGCACATCAAAATGCCTCGTTGCTGTCTTCACTGACCGCACCGGGTGCTGATAACTCGACCCGCGCAGGTAGTACCTTTACAACTGCCGAGCGTAGGGCGTTATACCTCAAGCTATTTAGTGGAGAATTGTTTAAAGGATTCCAGCGCAATACAATTGCAAGGGATCTAGTAACCAAGCGTACCCTTAAGAACGGCAAATCATTGCAGTTCATTTTCACGGGTAGGACCAATAGTGAGTATCATACTCCAGGCCAGTCCATACTTGGTAACTCAGACAATGCTCCTCCAGTAGCTGAGAAGATAATTCAATGCGATGACCTACTAATTTCTAGTGCATTCGTATATGAATTAGATGAAGTTCTTGCACATTACGATCTGCGTGGCGAAATAAGTCGTAAAATCGGCTACGCTTTAGCAGAAAATTATGACCGTAAGATCTTCCGTAAGATTACTCAATCTGCTCGTAAAGCTTCCCCAATTACTAAGACTAACTTCAAAGAACCAGGCGGAACACAAATCCGTGTTGGTGATGCTGGATCTCCAGCTAAATCTGAAGGTCTTGATCCAGATAATCTAGTAAAAGCCTTCTATGATGCCGCGGCAGCTTTAGATGAGAAGGGAGTAAGTACTGATGGAAGAGTTGGTGTATTATCACCAAGACAATACTATGAATTAATCAAAGGTTTAGATGGTTCTGGTATTGGTGCTTATCTTGTTAACCGTGACGTTCAAGGAGATGCCCTACAATCAGGTAAGGGTGTATTCGAGATCGCTGGTATCAAGATCTATAAGTCAATGAACGTACCACACTTTGGACAGTACGGTGTTAACTACTCCGAAACTGGACTAACTTCTCCTGGTAACACAGGTGATTTCGTGGAAGCTTCTATGCAGAACGAGCACAACATCACAGTTAACAACTACGGTGAAGGTTCTAAGTTTGCTAACTCTTGTGGACTTATCTTCCAGAAAGAAGCTGTTGGTGTTGTTGAAGCAATCGGACCACAGGTACAGACCACAAGTGGGGATGTATCAGTGATTTACCAGGGTGATGTAATTCTTGGACGTTTAGCAATGGGCGTAGATACACTCAATCCTGCTTCTGCAGTTGAGCTCTATGCTGGTGTTGCAAACGCTAGTGGTGCATCTCTAACTGATTTCTAATCATTTTTATTAACCAACATATGGGGAGTCTTCGGGCTCCCTCTTTTTTTATTTATGGCTTCCACAACAATTGACACCGATACAGAACTATCCGCAGTGAACTCAATCCTGGGAGCTATCGGCCAATCACCCGTAACAACATTAGGCACTAGCTCTGTAGATAATGATGTAGAGGCATATGATAACCCAGAAGTAGCTTTTGTATATAATATTTTAAGAGATGCTAACGTTGATATACAGAACGAAGGTTGGCATTTTAATACAGAGAGACATGTAAAATATACACCAGATTCTGTTACAAATGAAATATTAATAGGCAGTAATATACTTAGATTAGATGTATCCAAAGGTTGGACACATAGACAATATGATGTAATTAAGAGAGATGGTAAACTATATGATAAATATGATCATACATTTGATTGGAGTGAACTTGATGCAGATGGTATAGATTTAGATGTTGTATATTTAGTATCTTTTGAAAATCTACCTTCAGCATTTCAGAGATATATAGTATATAGAGCTTCTCGTATAGCTGCTACAAACTTAGTCAGTAATCCACAATTAGTATCATTACTACAACAGCAAGAGAATATAGCTAGAGCTGCTGTAGTTGAATATGAATGTAATCAAGGTAATCATACTATGTTCGGTTTACCTGAAGATTCAGTTTATAATTCTTACTCACCTTGGAGGGGTTTATTAAGATAATGGCATCAGTCACTCAAACTATACCTAATTTTCAAGGTGGTATATCACAACAGCCTGACCAGATGAAGTTTCCAGGTCAGGTAAAAAACATAGTTAATGCTATACCTGATATTACTTATGGTTTATATAAGAGACCTGGTGCAACTAGAGCTGGTACTACTAAATTAGCTAATGTACAGGCAGGTGGGTCTTGGTTCCATTATTATAGAGATGAAGCTGAAGGATCTTATATAGGTCAAGTCGCAGCTAATGGTCAGGTTAGAGTATGGAAAGCTTCTGGTGATAATCCAGGTGCTGAACAAACTGTTACTTATGGTACTGGTGGACAGACTGCTATTACTAATTATTTAACTGCAACTAATAGTGAAGACATACAATACCTCACTATAAATGATACAACATTTTTAAATAATAGAACTAAAACTATTAGTACTACAGGTACTACATCAGCAAATGAACATTCATATTTTGCATTCGTTGAGTTATTAAGATCTGAGAATGGTAGACAGTACGCTTTAAATGTATATAATGGTGAAACTACAACGACTATACCTAGAGCTACAGCTGTTAAAATTGCATCAGATAACTTAAATGAAGGTGCTGGTTCAGCAACTTGTAATGGTATTGTTACACAAGTATTCAGTGTAGATGAAGGTAATGGTACTGGAGTAGGTGATAATAATGGTAAGAATTTAATATTTAAATTAACTATTCTAGGTCAACAAGGTAGAAGAAATACCACAACTGAAACACCAGATGGTAGTGATTATGCATGTGCATATAATAGACAGATAACACTTTTACATGGTGGAGAAGGTTATGATACTGGTGATCAAGTAAGTGTTCAAGCTGATCAAGCTAATGAGAATAATACCTATACTATTTCAGTTACAGATCACGAAGCAGTACCTGTTAAAGCTGATATAAAAGCTGTAAGACCTAAACCCACACCATTTGATGCTGATACAGCTGTTACTGTTGATACTATTCTAGGTGGTATTGTAGATGAATTAAGTGGTACAGCTGTGAGTACGGTAGTTATAGGTAACGGTTTATACTTACATAGTTCTAGTCCTTTCCAAGTTGAGGTTGTAGACCAAGACTTGATGAGAGTTATGCAGACAGAAGTAAATGATGTTACTAAATTACCTATACAATGTAAGGATGGTTATATAGTTAAAGTATCAAATACTAGAATGTCTGATGAAGATGACTATTGGGTAAAGTTTGTAGGTACGAATGGTAAGGATGGCCCAGGTTCATGGGTAGAATGTCCTGCTCCTGGTATTGTAAAAGGCTTTGATAAGTCTACTATGCCTGTTGTAGTACAAAGAACATCATTAGCTAATGGAGGTACTTCTTCTGAACTAGCTACATTTACTGTTAAGCAGTTTGATTATGCTGATCGTGAGGTAGGTGATGACGTAACAAATCAAGCACCTTCTTTCTGTGGTACAAAGAATACTGCTGATCCTCCCGTATACTCTCAAGATAGAACTATAAATAAAATACTATTCTTCAGAAATAGATTAGCATTTTTATCAGGTAGTAGTGTTATATTATGTCAACCTAATACAGTAGCTAAACCTAATTTCTGGGGTGCTACAGCTTTAACAGTTAGTGCTATAGATCCTATAGATATAGAATGTAGTTCTACATTTCCTTCAGATTTATTTGATGGCATAGAAGTTACTACAGGTTTACTATGTTTTAGTACTAACCAGCAATTCTTATTATCTTCTGATGATACTGTATTGAATCCAGATACTGCTAAATTAAGATCAGTATCTATGTTTAACTATAATGAAATCATACCTCCTATTTCAATAGGTCAGACTGTAGGATGGGTAGATAACTCAGGTAAATATAGTAGATTTATGGAGAGTGCTAATATACTTAGAGAAGGTGAACCAACTGTTTCAGATACAAGTAAAATTGTACCAAACTTACTACCTAAAAGTATAGATTTATTCACTAATTCAAGAGAAAATAATCTTATATTCTTCGGTAAGACAGGTACTAAAGATGTGTTTGGATATAGATATTGGAATACTCCTGACGGTAGACAGCAATCTGCATGGTTTAAATGGGAATTCAAGAATAATGCTCAATATCATTTCTGTATAGATGATACATATTATTATTTAGATGAAGATGACTTCTTACAAACTGTAAACTTAATACAAGCTACAGATGATCCTAGTATTGATCAGGATTCTATAAACTATTTACTACACTTAGATAATCATACTACTATTAGTGGTGGTGTATATTCTACAGTTACTAAGAAGACTACCTTTACTCACGGTACAGGAGGATGTGTATTTAACTGGAACTCTGATGTGACTGGTGGTGATACTGAGTTGGTATTAGTAGATTCCAATACGTCAGCAACTAGAATAGGTAGATATACTAATTGTACTGTTACGAGTGCTGGTGCTACATTCACTGTACCTGGTAATTGGGATTTCAGCGAGGAATGGGAGGTAGCATATACCTCTGTTAATGCTAGTAATGAACAGATAACTTTAACTACTGGAAGTACAGATCATGGTCTAGAAACTGGTGATGAAATAAGATGGGTTGAAGGCGCTTCAACTGCAACAGGTCTTACTGATGGAACTACTTATTATGTTATAAGAACTAGTGCAAATGTTATACAACTATCTGCTACCTCTGGTGGTAGTGCTATTAATATAACAGCTCAAGGTACAGGTATACATAAAATACAGAAGTTAATTAAAACATTACATATAGGTTATCTCTATGATTATCAAGTAGATTTCCCTAGATTATATGTAACTAGACAAGATAGTAATACTACTAGATCTGATATCAATGCTTCTCTAGTTGTACATAGACTTAAGATGAACTTCGGTAAAATTGGTTTATATGAAACTACACTTAATAGAAGAGGTAAAATAGACTATACTAAAGTATATGAATCTACAGATTTAGATGAATACGATGCTTCTGATGCACCATATTTAGAAGAGAAAGTACAGACTGTACCTGTTTATGAATCAAATAGAAATGTAGATATAACTTTAAAATCTTCTCATCCTGCACCAGCTACATTACATTCAATGAGTTGGGAAGGAGATTTTTCACCTAGAAATTATCGTCGTGTCTAAATTTATTCACCCAATAACGATTAAGGCTGCCGTAGAGGTGGCCTCTAATCTACGTCCAGATGACCGGAGAGAGGTCGAAGAAGGTCATGGGCTAGATCCTATGGTAGAACTAGTTAAAGCAGCTCACGAGGGCTCCTCTGTGTATTTCACGGTGCCTAACGGCAAGACTGCTGGTATGGCTGGAGTTAATCCTGAAGGAGTAATATGGATGCTTACAACACCCGCTATAGAAGAATACCCTCATACTTTTGCTAGAGAATCTAAGCGGTTTGTAGATGCTAGAACTGAACCACTACTATGGAATATAGTTGATGAACGTAATAAAGTTCATTTAAAACTACTGAAATTTTTGGGCTTTAAATTTTTGCGAAAAATTTTGCATGGCCCTCACCACTTATCCTTTATAGAATTTTCAAAGATAAATGTGCGCTCCTGATCCAAACGAAACAAGAAGGCAGCAAGCTAAAATAGAACATCAAAATAAGGTGTTCGCCTTTAGGGGTAGAGAGCTTGCTTATATGAATAAATCTGCTGTTATTAAATCTAAGCAAAGAGATGTAAAGGGTTTAATTAAATCAAGAGATTTATCAGATTTACAAGTTGGTCTAGATCAACAGAAAGGGAAATGGTATAAGAAAATAGAAGTAGCTTCTAGAGATAGAGCCAAGCAATTAACAACTGGTGTTGGTGCTAAAGGTGGTTCTATGTCAAGACAAGCTAAGTTGAGAGGAGGTAGTAAAGCTGCTGATATATTATTTAAAAAAGGTAAGGCTGAAGCTGCTTATGAGTTAGCTAAAGGTCGAGGTCAAGCTATAGCTCAAGAAGGTATAAGAAGAAAAGTTAAAGCTTCTGATGCTAAATTACGACAAGATATGGGATTACCACCTACATTTGGAGCTACTGTTAAAATGGCTTCAGTACCAGATAATAGGGCTATGACATATTTAAGTACAGGTTTATCTATTGCATCTTTATTTACTGGAAGTGATAGACGTATGAAAGAGAATATAGAAGAGGTAGGTAAGTCTGAAGCTGGTCATAAGATCTATGAATGGAATTATATTGCTGATAAAACTACCCGTTATCGTGGTGTAATAGCACAAGATGTAGTTAAAATTGATCCTATGGCTGTAACAGTTATGGAGAATGGATATCTAGGTGTTAATTACAGACGTTTAGATGTTAACATGGAGGTAGTATCATGAGTGTAGATTCATTACAAGCATTAATTGATGCAACATCTTCTTATAAATTACCTGATATATCAGATTCAAATTCTTTTATATATGAACCTGATTTAACAAAGAGTATAGAAGATGATATAGAAAGAAGAGCTAAAGACGAAAAAGAACAAGCAGCTAATCTATCAAACGATCTTCAAAGAGCATTTGAGGCTAGAGAAAGAAGGTTTAAAATGCTTGTTGATATGGTTAAACCAGGTAAGGAATTATATGATTGGTGGAAAGCTGAAGATGAAGGT